CAAACCAAATCTGGTTTGTGGCGGTAGTTCCGCCAACTCGATTCATAAAGATCGTGTCGTCTGTACTTGCCGTTCCGGTTGACTGAAGGATAATGCGAGGATCAGTTGTACCTGAAACGTCTAGTTGATAGTCAGGCGACGAAGTACCAATACCGACGTTACCCGTGCCGGTAATACGCATCCGTTCAGTTTCATCTGTCCCAAATATTAAAGCTCGACTAGCTGTGTTTGTGTATAAGTTTGCGCCAGAACTATTTAACGCAATACCAAAACCATATCCGTTTCCTTCTAGTGATAACTGACCGTCATCAGTTCCGGTCATGTTAATGTCAGTGTTTGCACCAATTAAATAAATTCTTGCGTCTGTTCCTTGAATTGTTAATTTCTGAGAAGGTGCCGTTGTACCAATACCAAGGTTTCCGCTGCTGTCGATACGCATACGTTCTGCGGTGGCCGTAAATAGAGCCATGTAATTAGAAGTATGGTTATATACGATTTGGCCCGAGTTCGCAGCCGTGTCACTAAAAAGAATACGTTGGTCAGCGGTTGTCGATCCAAGGAACTCCATGCCCATGTTGCCATCGGTGGATTCAATAACAAACTCGCCGTGAGTTGTGCTGGGTGTTCCTCCAGTAGCTGCCGTATTTCGAACTCGGGCGACAGTACTTGCAGACTTGTACAGATCAAGTAAATAACTCGGTGCCGTATTACCAATACCAACATTCTCGCTGCTGTCGATGGTAATGGCAGTACTGGTAGCATTGTCGTCAATGCCGGTTGAGGTGAATGTCGTAAACGTACCCGCTGCCGCGCTGGAGCCGCCGATAACCGTCCCGTCAATCGTCCCGCCGTTGATGTCAGCGGTGGTAACAGCCCCAAGGTCGGTGATTGTCTGACCTGCAAAGGTGCTCGTGCCAGCAGCGGTAATACCGCCGTCCTTAACTAGGAGAGAGTCAATCGTCACGCCAGAAGCGGCGGTCGTCTCGTTAATCGTATTCGTGGTAATTACGTCACCGGACGATACAACAATGTTTGTTCCTCCGCTGGTATTACCGCTGGCAAGAATTTCTGCAAGAGTGTCAACGGTGCCTACCTGGCTATCAACATATGCCTTAATAGACTGCTGCGTGGCCAGTGCTGTGGCACTGTTAGATGCCATGTTGTCTTCGTCGAGGACGGTCGTGACAGTAGCGCCTGTTGTTAGCGTTAGTGCAGTACCTGTAATTGCGGCAGGGGTTCCACCACCTAACACACCGTCCAGCGTTCCAGTGAAGCCAGTCGCAACAACCTCTTGCCCGACAAGTGCAGCCAGAACATTAGTTGCATCTGTAACGTCAGCGCTCGTCTCAACCGTGTCCAGCTTTGTTCCGTCTACCGAAACATCGCGGTCATCTACTAGGCCGTCTTTAATCAAGACAGTTTCAATTGTCACGCCAGAGGCAGCAGTGGTCTCGTTGATAGTATTAGTAGTAAGTACATCGCCTGAAGAAACAATAAGGTTTGTACCGCCAGATGTATTACCCAGTGCCAGGACTTCTGACAAACTGTCAACAGTAATGATCTGGCTATCAACATATGCCTTAATAGACTGCTGTGTTGACAAGGCTGTAGGACTATTGGAAGCCATGTTGTCTTCGTCAAACACAGCATTGATCGTGCCACCGCCATTGATTGCTACGCTGATGGTAACATCGCCTGTGGCAGAATCTACTGTCAATGGTGTGCTGGCGTTTAGGCTTGATACGCCTGTCACAGCTCCTCGAAAAGTAGAAAGCTGGATTTTTTTAGTTTCTTGAGCACTGATGTCTACAATGGCGATAACGTCGTCGTCTGCCCAAGTAGCAGGCGTAAGCTCATCAAGCTGGGTAATTTTTTTATTCGTTGCCATTGTTTAGCTCTCCACCCAATCGATAAAAAATGTAGCTGTTCCTGCTGTAGCAACAGCGGCTATTTTCTCTCCGTCCCCTGATCCAAGAGTAGTGTCAGGCTTTACTATAATATATTCGCTTTGCCCAGCGTGAATATACGAAGAAGTACCGTCCACTACAGCAACAGGGTTAATGCCTACTTGATAGTAATGTAAGTTAGACCCTGTAGTGTTTGCCACAGTAACGTGGGCAATGTTACACCCAAACGGACAAGAATTAGACTGCGTTGAAACAGTAGTAATGTCTATTTTTTCACTGGAGTTAATTCGATGTGCGTGAGGATGCTGACGGGACATTGCTACCCCTCCAGCCAAGTCACGTTAACTGTGGCTGTTCCGATAGAAGCAATCTTTTCTCCGTCTGTTCCGCCTACTGAGCTAGCTGGCTTGACGACAAAGTAAGAAGCATCTGCAGGTTCAATCAGAGTACCTGCTGCGGTGGCCGTGGGGTTTGGGCCAATCACGATGTTAACGTTTGCAGAAGTTGCAATTCGAGCAATCGTGGCTCCAAAGGGAGCAGAGCCGCTCTGCGCGCTGGTTCCTGTTGATGTGATGTTCTCGCTGGAGATGATGCGAGAAGCAATGTTGTTTTGATATGCCATTTTAATTTCCTATGCCTTTACGTTTTCGCCAGAAGCCATCTCGAAGCCTAGTTCAACACCCTTTAGCTTCAACTCTTCTTGCTTGATAGCAATGTTGTATTCCGTCTCTACACGGTCTAGTTCAAGTTTAGCCGCCTTCAGTTCAAGCTCTTTGGCCTTAACCTCTGCTTGCATCTGAGAAGCCTGAGCTTCCATGATAAGAGCTTGACTCTGTGCTTGGACAGCTTGCTCCTGCATGTTAGGCTCATTGCGCGGAGGCGGCGGAGGAGTTACCAGAGCATCAATGTTGTTGATGCCCATCTCCTTACCAATCTGTCGAACAAGGTTGTAGATGTTGTCAGGAGAAATAATGCCCTCTGTCTGAGTAGCTACTTTCTCCATAAGCTGAGAGAACGTTCCCAGATTAGCCATACGGTTGTTTTGGTCTCCGTAGCCGATGCCAACTTTAATATCTACGTCTAGGTCTTCGCGCCAGCTTGCGGGGTCAATTTCCTGATAGGTATTGTTGATACGTACAATCTTCTTACGGTCTTCGTAACGCTGGACAAGGTTGTAGATCGACTTGAACATATTACGAACACCGGTCTCTGCAAACACCCGCGCAATCAGTTCTAGGCGACCTTGGGCGTTTGTAAGAGCCCCCTGCACGGCACCCTGCGTTACGTGGCTCTTCAGAACGTCTGCCGAAAGACCCTGCGTCTGAGGGTTAACACCGGTGCGTCCGCTCTTGATACCTTCCCAATACTCCAGCATCTGGAAAGCCGCTGGCTGTAGGGCCGGTGTAGTGATCGGCTGCAGCGCGTTGGGACCGCGAGTACGGACAATACCGCCCGGACGGTTGGTCAATAGGTCATCAATGTTGACCTGTCCTTCGACAACCTGGAACCGACCGTTGTTTGCCAGATACATATTGTCCAGCAGGTTACGGGTCAGGGTAGAACGGATAAGCTGAATATCCTCTACAGTCTCTGCCACCGACAGGCCAAAGAACTTGTGAGGAATCGGGATTGGGCAGACAGAGCTAAACGGGATGTAGTCGATAGGCTCACAGTCTAGGATAATATTACCCGAGTGTGTAATTTTGTCGAGTACACTGGTCCCGTCTTCTTCCATGTCCAAGCGAGTGTACGATTCAAAAATCTGAACTCGAACTTCTGAGTCTTCTGCGGCTTGGTTCGGGTAGGTGTTGGTGGAGTCATACGAGTGACGCGCCATGTACTCTTGGCTCGTGGTGATGTCGTCTGCTCCGGCTGAGTAAGCTGGGAGATCGTACACCATCTCTTCGTCGTAACCCATGCGGATAAGGTCGTTACGGGTCTTGTGAGAGCGGTGGCAAATAAACCTAGCGTCTTCGATAGACTTGGCACCTGCGTTAATCAGGAACTCTTCAGGCGGCACGTTTTCGATTGTTACTTTGCCGTTAAGCAATGTCCGCGTAAACACAGCGTCGTGGAAAATGTCCTCGACAACTACCTGCTCCCCGGTCATGGGGTCAATGGCAGCGCGTTCTACAATTGTCTCTGTGTGTTCCTGAAGCTCTAGCTCGTCGTCGTTCAGCAGAGCCTGGTACTCAGACTGGGTCAGGTTCTCGTATTCTTCGGTGGTAGTATCTTCGATCTCTTCCCAGTAGTGCTTAACGATGCCCACTTTCTGCATGAGAGCATCTAGGAAAAAGTTGTAAAGCACCATAAAACCGTCGTTCTGCTTGTAGAACACATGGTTTACATAGTTGGTAGCCTGTTCAGCCACCGCCACGTCGTCGGGACTTTCTGGTACAAACTCTACTAC